TCACTGCGTAATGAGTTGTTAAAGTTTGAAGGGTATTACCGATATAAACTTTAAAGTCTGTATTTGCGTAATAAGGATAGGCAAAATTAAAGCTCGTCTGTGAGCCGTTGCCATTAAATCTTTGAGTCGTAGCAACACTTGCGACGGTCATGTTTTTATTATACCTCTAAACTCTATAGTGAACTATAGGGTTACTCAAATATTAATTCACTGCCTTGCTTTTCTGCTGCCTTCTCCATACGATCTGAATAATTCTCATCCCATAATTCAAAGAATGAATCATAAACTGTTGCTTTCAAAGTTCTTGCTAAAAAATGACCATATAAAGCAGGTCCAATAATTGGGGCATTAGTTACAATATCCATCGCTGCTTTACCTGCATCTTCCCCTTCAAGATTCCCAAGCCCAAGAGTGCCACCGACTATAGTACCTGCACTTAATCCAGTCTTAATTAAATTAGCATTAAGTGGTCCAGCTATACCTAAAAGGGTACGTCCTGCCTCCATGCCTGCCGCCGCTGTTCCTTCCGTTGCCGCTGTTGCGACTGCCTGTACTATCTCTTGCGTGAAAGGTACACCCACTGCTGCCCCAAGAATACCCGACCAGTTCTTTAAAACAGTTCCAGTATCCTCATCTCCATCTATCCATAAATCACGAGGCGTTTTGTTAGATAACAAATCCTGAACTACCCTCAATCCAGTCCATAAAGCGATAGAAGTCGCCGCAAAAGTACCTAAAGCAAAATGCTGCTTTCTTGCTAAAGCTGGTCCTATAACCTGCTGAACTAAAGCGACTGGAAAAGATTTAAGCTGTGCAAAACCTCTAGCGATTTCACCTGATACCGTGCCTCTTTGGTTTGCACCGAATACATGAGTTGTCTTAGCTCTAACTGTTGCACCTGGTGTTATTACTCTATTATCCGCTTCTTGCCCGAAAGCCGCCTGCCAGTTGGTTTTTAATTCTCTTTTTGCCAAATCCATGCCTGATTTACTTGGGTTTTTAACACCACGCTTAGAAAGAAAAGCCTTAATCTCATCATCAGTCAAGTTATCTAAGGCATCAGGAGTAACGTAAGTTCTGCCATTCTCCGCCTTAGCCGCTTTAGTTCTTATAAAATCCCATTCATCGGGTCTAATCTTTAAATCAGTTAGCATTTGCTTTTGAACATCGGGTAATTGATTATAAGTCCTAGCTGACATCATCCCGAAATCACGCCCAATGCTGACATAAGCACCTTTCTTAGAGGCTAAAGTCATTTGCTCCATGAAATTGAATTTATACATTATGTCGCTAAACTTATCGACTGCATTTAAAGTTTTATTGGCTATCCCGTGATTATATTTTCCGCCTACTTCTGCTGCGGACGTTCCAATATCTGCAAATCTATACTGCCTAGACAAATCAAAGATAGTATCTTCTAATTGTTCTTGAGCTGTCTCAAAAATTTGCCTTGCGATCTCATCTCCATATTGAGCCTTAACGAGCTTAAAACTATCAACAAGTTCACCTGTAAAGGCTTTTAGTTGACTTACTGGGCTTCCTCCTGCTATAACTGCCTTACGCATTGCCTTTACTGGAACGTCCGCAATTTGAGCAATCGCACTGCCACCTAAAGCCACTGTCGCAGATAACTTTCTTCCTGTCGCTGCTACTCTTGCAAGCATAAAATCATTAGGCTTATCGTATTCTCCAATTAATTCGCCAAACTGTTTACGCTCAGTACTAGTATCCAAGAAATCACCAAGAACCTTAATTTCAGGATTTTGGGCTTTATAAGCATCCATAATATTTTCTATCCCTGCTTTTGGATTTGTACCAAAATTATCAATCAAAGCTAGGTTTTTAGCTGTCCTTGCCATCGCTTCTTGTAAGCCAGTAAGAATATCACCGCCTCCAAACTCCTGCTGCATTTCATCCCAATATTCAGCTTTAACGTGAATCTGTCTTGACTGTGTTAAAAGGTCTTGATAATCACCCGCCCCGCTTCGGTTTGCCTGTTTAGTCTTTAAATTCTTAATTTGAAAGACCGCCAAATCACTAGCTTCTTCTGTAGTACCATTTTGCACTTGATCAAAGAAATCATCTAGCCATTTCGTTTTTGCTTCTGTAGATAAGTTCCCCATGCTCATTCGCTGCCAATCAAAGTTACTTAAAGCCTTTGCGATAAAGGTATCTTTATTCCCTGCCATTTTGATGGCATCCCAAGTTTGATAGCCTATCCTCCCTGCTAAATATTTAACGGGGATCCCTGCGTATTCTTGCCTTACTCTGATCTCGTCCTGAGTTGCTTTAATGACTTTAGCCATTTTGTAAAGTGCTTGATCTTCCTCTGATAGACTGTTTACGGCTCTCTTTCCACCATCTGATAATTCAGCTACAAATTGAGCTAGCTTTTTGGTATCGTGCTTTTTTCCAGGTGTAAAAAATTCATGCAAGCCGCTATCTTTTCCAAATATCTTTTGGTAATGCCCCGCAATGATTTGCTCAAATTGATTTTTATAAGACATCGTTCTAGCTTCGGTGTTCCTGATAAGGTTTTGATAACCCATCTTAAAAGCTGCCTCGGATTTACCTTCTGCTAGTAAAAAAGATACCGCTTTCTTTTCAGCAAAACTATTACGAATGTAACCAATCTGCTTTACTAACTTAGATTGAGCGGTCTTCTTTAAAACGCCCATCTCTATTTCAGCTAAACGATCTGCTCCGACCGCATCAAGTTCTTTAACCATCGCCTCTAATAAAGCTCTAGCTTCAAACTCATTAAGCTGCCCGTCAGAGGATTTTCTTATACCTTCGATACATTTATCAAACTTTGACATTTATAATCCTCCCAAGACACAACGTGCCGCTTCTGCCATACCTTGATATTTAGAATCAGTCTTGAGAATATCTTGGTATTCGGCACTGCTTTCTATTTCAGCTTTAAACGCTGCCAGCTCTTCCTCTGGGATGTTCATATCTTTCAAAATGCCGTCTAAATCTTTATTCTCTAAACTGCTTACAACCTTCTGCATCTCTTCTGTTTCTTTGCCTAGCTGTGCTACTGCTTCATTAAAGGTCTCGTCTGCCTGCTTGAAAGTGCCTTTTAAAATTCCTTGTGCTTCTTCTAATGATGATGAATTTAAGATTTGCCTTCCGTGTAACTGTTTAGTGTAAGCTGCTTTTAGCTCATCATCTGTTAATTTAAGCAAATCCTGAAAGTTGAAATTGTTTTCCACTGGGTCAATTAGCCTAAAAAGCTTTGCTATATTGACTTGTGTCTTCCTGTGCATTTTTAAAAAATTAGAAAGAGTTTTTATTTTTTTTGTTCTAACATTGTTTGCTGCAAGTTTGTACTCTTTTAAAAACTCATCAAAAGTTAAATCGCTAACTTCCCTTGCTGTAACAGGAATAAAATCTTCGCCAGTCCTAACGGCTTTAGTAAAGCCTTCCTCTGCTGTTTCCCTTAATACTGCTTGAATAATCCTGTTAAATTCTTGATTTCTAGTTGCATTAATTGCGTTTTTTTCGTCTAAGGCTTCATCTATTTTCTTTTGGATAATCTCTACAACTCTAGGGTTGTCTGCGTTTAAGACTTTTTGCGTTTCAAGATTTGATATTTTAGTTTCTATATCATCAAGATATTGAACAAATGCCTGAGACTCTACGCCTGCTTGTTGTTTCAAGTAAGCTTTAAACTTTAAAGTGTTTGCAATTTTTTGTAATTTAACATCATCGAGCTTATCTAATTGAGCCTTTGAGATAATCCCGTCTAGATAACCACTCTCAAAAAGATTATCCATCTTGCTTCTTAAAGCTGTTCCATAATCAACTCTTAACGCTGCATTAACTGTTTTCGGGTCAGTGATTACGCCTGAATTAATATCAGACATCATCTTAGACATAATAGAAGCTTGCCCGTCTCTTGTTATAACTCCCGACTCGACTAAATCATCTAAAGCCGTTTCAAAGTTTTTAACAGTGCTTGCTATATCATCGGCTTGCTTCCCAAGAAAAAAACCACCTAATCCACCGCCTGCACTACCTAAAGCAATGCTCGCTAAACCCCACAAGATATCATAGTCATAACCGTTTCTATCTGCTTGAGCTTTAATCCCTACCTGTAAAAGAGTTTCATAAGCACCTTCACCAACTGCACCCCTAACGATTCCAGTCGTTGCACCTGAACCAAAAGCAAAAGGACTAATTAAAGCCGCTTCTATCGCCTCCCCTGCTGCACCATATTTAGCAAGCTGTGCCGCTTTTATTAAAAATGGAGCCACCCCACTAACCACCGCAAAGCCAAAGCCTGCCTCCGCTATCGCTGGAACATTACCAGCTAATCCCTGCATAAACCATTCTAAACCCTTATTATCCTGCTCTGCTTGGCTTAAAATCTCTGATCTTGCTTCATAATTAACATGCTTGTTATATCTTAATTTAGCTACTGATTCGGGCATTGCTTCATTGAAAGATAACTTTCCTTCTACCCCATAAACCTTATTCGCTTCATCTGCGGTAAGCATTTTGTCATCTCTGCCTAAAGCTTGTAATCCTCTTAAAGCTGCCTCTTCTGCTGTTTGTAAACCCCAAGCGATACCCGTGTTTGTTTCAAAGCCTTGCTGTATTCTTTGCTCCGCTTCAACGCCTCCGCCAATCGAAAGAAGACTAAAATCTTCTTGGACTGGTGTATCTTGGAATGTAGCTAAATTAATATCTACCACCCTTGAAACATCTCCAATACTTTAGTTGCGTTTTGAACTGCCCCAACTGTTGTTTTGTCTATTTTAGGCGGCGGAACATAAGACCCTGCTGTCTTTGCATCAACTTCAAAATATTTAAAATTCCCACTTTCACGCCCAATGGGTAAAGGATAAGCTTTAGTTACGCTTAGTCCAGGTATCATATAATTGACGTAAAGCCTAGCCCTGCCAGTGTTCCCTACTGGTCTAAAAGTTCCCTTATCACGAATAGCCGTTTCAATTATACGGCTTGTAACTTCTTCTCTTAGGTTTACTAGCTTTTCTTGCTCAGGAGTTAGTTTAACTACTGCATCTAATTCTTTAGCTCCCTCGCCATATAATTTTGTTTCTTTTTCTCTTCGAGAGACTAAACCTGTTGAGACAGCAAGTACCCCGTCTTTTTCCGCTTTGTTAAATTCTCTCATCTTCTTCATTACTGCCTCGTCATTGCCAGTGATAACAAGGTCTTTAACTGAATTAACACCCTGCCCTGCATTGTAAAAGAAAGAGACTAAAGAATCAAATTGCTTTTGGCTTAAACCCTTACCAGTCCTAGATACTCTTTCTGCTTGCAATCTATTAACAAAAGCCACATCTTGATTGACTCTTTGAGTAAATCTTGTTTGAGCTTCTTCCTTGCTAATTACCTCATCTGGTGTGTTTGCTTTTGTGCCAAATCCGATAGAATACTGTGAGCCATCAGGATAAGCTTTATTGCTAAAACCTTCTTGCGTTGTAATAAAGTTTAAATCTTTTACGGTTTTTGGCTTAAAAGAATCAGCTACCCCGATATTCTCTAAATCAAGATTGTCTGTATTAATCCCTCTTTTTGTTGCCTCTAATTTTAAATTCTTCATTACATCATCTTTAATGAACTTTCCAAAACCGCCAAATTCATCACCTCTTTGAGAAGCCGTGTGGATTCCTTCCCAAGTTTTTTTACCAAAAAGATTACTAAGGGCATAAGAAGTTTGCTTATTTTTATCCCCTAAAAAAGATAAATAGCCTTCGCTTGCATATTCTTTCTGTATCGTAACTGAATTAGAGCCTTTATTTTGTGTAACGTATTTATCCTGTATCGTTAATCGCATCGCCTCGGCTACTGCTTCGCTTGCTTTCCCTTTCATGCTTGGGTTAAGCTCGGCTATTTGATACGCTAATCCTCGCACTATATCTTTATTTGCTACAATCCAGTTACCAGCACCGCCTGCTAAATCGGCTTGCTTTTCAAAACCTAAAACATAAGGCTTTATAACCTTTTCAATTGCCTTATTAACTTCTTCTTTCTTTAAACTGCTGTTATCTGCACTGATAGGTGTTTTAAGATACTTCATCAAAGTACCACGCTTAAGATCATTGTCTCCGTACCAAAGCAAAGCTAAAGCCGATCTATCGCCTGTTTTTTCTGTCTGCTTTATAACATCTTTAGAAATTTCATTAATAATAATATCCATTGGGGTAGTATCATCTTTTAACAAATCAGTCTTAATATTCCAACTTTCAAGCCCTTTAATGGCTCTGCCAACTTCATCAGGAGAACCATTAACCAAAGTGCTAACTAATCTTGCTTTTTCAGCGGCAGGAATAGGCATTAGTTTATTCGCTGGGGTCATCATCCCAAACTTAGTAACTAAACCTCTAAAGAATTTTTCTTTATCTCCCTCTTGGTAAGCTTGCTGCAATATTGCATCATTAGCTATTGCTGTTCCTGCTGGATCTTCTTTAATAGCCTTAATCATGGCAGTACCGCCTTGCTGGATAGCACTTGCTGTTTCTAAAAGCTTTTGTGCTTCTTCGTAATTACCAGCACTTGAAGCCGTCTCCGCCCTTCTGTTTAAATCCGTTACAGTGTCCGATACTGAACCAATATCGCCATTTAAAACAGAAGTAGCCGCTTTGCCTTTTTCTAAGGCAATATTATATTCTCTTTGGATTTCTTCTTTTTGCTCTGCTGTCTTGCCGAGTTTTAAAGCTCTATTTAACAGATTAGGGTCTTCGACTGCTTCGCCCTTCGCTGCTAAATCAAGATATGACTTAAATCTCTTTTCAATTACTCCGTCATTGTAAGCCTTAAGCTGGTTTAGAGCCGTTATCTTCTTAGCACTAACCTGATCTATAAGCCTTTGCCTAAGCTCAGTGCTGCCAATAAATTCAGGACTATTAATAGTATCTCCAAGCTCATCAAATCTTTTAGCGACTGTTTCCTCGTCAATATCCCCAGTAACATAATCATTTTGTATTTTTCTTGTAATGCCATCAACACCCGATAAAACAAATTTGTCTTTAACCTGCTGTACTGCTTTAATCTGCTCTTCTGCTGGTAAACCTGAGTATGAAGCAGTCATTCTACCCACTTGAACATCAACCTCTGCAAGAGTAGCGGCTATATCGCCTGTATTCTCTGCAATGTTTGACACATAGCCAGAGCTTACAGATTCAATATCCATCGCATCCTGTTTAATTCTTACCCGCTTGGCTTCTGTCTCCCATAGAGCTGACTTGCTCATATAGTTACCCTTGTCTTTTGTTGCAAGAGCTTCGAATTTTAACCTTACGTTTTTATTCTTAATATTGTTTAAATATTGACTTTTAAGGGTATCAAAACTTTGGCTTTGTCTTTGAACAAAATTACCATCTAAAGGGTCTTCCTCTTGAGCTTTCGCCCATGATTGTTCATAGGCTACGTTCAATTCATTGGATAATTTAACGGCTTCAATGCCCTGCTCCATTTCGACACGCCTATCAACCATCGCACCGATTCTATCTATACTGTCGCTTAAGCCTTCTGCCGCTCCACCAAAAAAAGCATATCCCATGTTATTTACCCTCTGCTTGTTTTACCTTATATTCAGCACCAGTACCTATTGCGTCTCCAATACCTTTACCAAGTGCCGCTAATGCCGCCTCTGAACCTAAAGCTAAAGCCTTTTGTTTTTCTGCTTCAATTTGCCTTTTCTGTGCTTGCTTCTGTAGTGTTCCATCAAAAGCAGTATCTAAGGCTAAGTCCATAATTGAGCCTGAAAAACTAACCCCTCGATCACCTAAACCGCCTACAACTTGCCCCACTGATTCGGTTATCTTTCTATTCCATTGGATTGAAAGCATTTTAGATTGTTCATCTAATTGTTTACCAACATAAGCCGCCCTTCTTCTTGCGGCAATAGCACCAAAAATGCCCTTACCGAAATCTATACTCATTTTAGCTAAGGCTGCTGCTGTTGCTGGGTCTACCATATATAACCATTATACTCGTGAATTTCCCCTGCGGGTCTAAAACCAAGCCACTTTAATAAACGATTTTCCTTAATTCCTTCTTTTTTACAAAAAGCAAAGATACTTTCCTCTGTAAATTTCAGGCTTTTTCTAATTTCTTTAAGAAATTTAAGCTTACCTAAGCTTGATAATTCTTCTAATAAAATAAAATCACAAGTGAAATCTGAATAGATAGTAGCAATCGCAAGCAGTTTATCCCCATCTTCTAAAGCTAAAGTTTCAACGCCTCGCTCCCTTAATCTATCCTGAACATAAGGGTCATTTATTTGATTTAATTTATCACTTGATCTCGTTAATGTTAATGTCATAGCTTACTGAATTTACTTGGAATGGTACATTTTTGGTTTGCTTGATTAATAGAGTCGGCTTAAATGTTTGAGTTGAACCATAATCTATTTCTTTTTCTCCTGTAAATAAAGCTGGTGGAGTAGTTATATTACTGTTTGCATCCCAAAACTTAACATCTTTCCATACTAAAGCCCCCTCGACAATAGTATTTTCTTCTGCTATCTGAAATTCGCCTGAGTCTACTAAATTAAAAAATATTCTTTGAAATGATTTTAAATCTTTTTTATTTGACGTTTGAGATTGAATATAATCTACTGGTTTTAATCTCATAGAAGCATAAAAGCTTGCTCCTACTTGGTAATCATTCGCTGGTGTTATAGTTTCAGATTTAGTTAAATAGTTTGCGTAAGTTGTTTTATCTACTAGACAGTAAGTAGACGTTAAGCTAGAAAGGTCGTAAGGTGTGCCAGCATTTGCATCTAAAGCTAAATCTACAACGTATTCTCTTGGCTTATAAGCAGTAGTCGCATAATAAGGCGGACTGTCCGTATTAGTCAAACGGCTTGTACTTACGCCTTTTCTAACTGTAATATCCCCAAAACTTAAAAGCAAACTATCTTCCGTCAAAATATAAATTGTCGGCTTAGAAGGAAAATCATAATCTTCGTTTACTGTGAAAATATAACGAGCTTTATAATTATTCGCTAAAACAATTTTTGACCACGCAAAGACCTTTTCCTCATCATCTATCGTGCAAACTGCAATAGTGCCATCTTCCAGTGTCGCCCAGATCATTTTCCACGGGAAAGCTACAAAGGTCATATCCCTTACACCTGGAAATAAAATATCTCTATCGCTTTCCGTAATTTCTTTAGGCAAAAAAGCATTATACAAATATTGATATTCAAGTCTGTAAAGCTTTTGCCTTGAGCTATCCACAAAATATAAATAGTTAGCTAATACAGGTTTTACATTAGAACAAGGCAAACCGTGCTGCCTTGCAATACTTACAGTGCTTGGAGTTATCCCGCTATAAGTGCTTTGTCCTTGTATAATTTGCCCGCCTCCATCTAACCCAACGTGCAAGGCTTGATAGCTTACCGCCCATTGAGTTGTAGTAGTAGTCGGATTAATGCCTTCAACTGCAATACCTGAATCATTAGTAACTTGATAAGTGTCGTCATTTAAACTTGGTATAGAAGGGCTAAAGGTATCTAAATTACTTCCCATTGTAGCCCATGACCAACCATCACGAAAAAACCATAATCTATCTTGATGAAGTGCTACCCTATCAGGGTAATTGTTTGGATACCATGCACTTAACCGCCAATTTTTAGATTGATGATTAACTCCCGCATTTAAAAAAGGATATTCGGGGTCTACCGTAACATTTACATCTGTTGTATTTTTAGAATTAATTGTAAATACCGCCCATTTTTCTTCTGCTGGACTTGTATTTATCTGCCTAAATCTGATTTTTCTTCCTACACTAAAAGCATCAAATAAGGCTCCCGATGTACCAATCCAATTTACAGGATTATCGTTTTTATTTACGATTTTTAAATTTCCCGTACCGATAAATCCGCCTCCATTAGATGGTACTGGGTCCCAGTTGCTAGCATTATCCGCCTCTGGTCTTAATTTATAATTTGGGTTTAAATTTAATTCTTCCCATGGCCCATCTTTAAAAACCCAATTACCAATACTCCACTCCCATAAAGAAGTGCTTATATTAAATGTTCTTTTTAATTCTTTTGGAGCGAAAGAACGATGAACAATAATTAAAGAGCTTCTAACCTTATCAAATGAAAATTCATGTGTTGCTGCACCAGTAATGCCGCTTGCTACTGTATAACTACCTGTAGGGTCAATAATCTGCACATTACCGTCAGGCTCAAATATTAACTTAGCTGCCGTGCCTGCTGTAATCTGAAATCCTATTGACCTAGAATAATCATCATAATTTTGTACTAGCTTTGTTCCTGGTCTTCTAAACACTCCCCCTTCGGGTCTAACTATTACATTAGTTAATTCTAAAGCTCCCTCTAAGTATTCTTTAGAATCATAACGCCCTGCAAAATGCTTAGAGATTTGACCTTGAGTAAAATTAGTTTGATTGATTGAAATTCGAGGCATTAATAATTATTCCTGTTTCTTAACCAAGTAGTATTTTGCTCCCAGTTCCTTTGACTTCTGCCTACGGCTTTACTTGCTGCTACTGCCTGCTTCTTTTGCCCTGTACTTGAAATATAATCAGTCTTAGAATCTGAATGCTGCACCGATGGAGCTGCTAAAGCTGCTATTCGCATTGCTAAAGCTTCGCAAAACGTCGCATCATATTTCCCGTAATCGGTTTGCAAAAAAGTATACTCAATAAAAACTCTTTCTGAACTTGTCGCTAGTCCTCGGCTATCCTTTGAGTAATCTAAATCCTCGCCTTCAATATCGTAAACTCTCCATATCTCTATACAGTCATTCGGGATTGAATAAAGTTTAATAAACTCCTCATTTAATAAATCTTGAATAAAAGTTAATTCCTGCTTTTGAATTGCAAAATCCCATCTATGAGATTGAAGTAAAGATTCTAAAGCCATTTGCTCAACTGCTCTTAACTTCGCTAACTCAACAGTATGAGTATTAACATCAACTACAGGGTCTTTGCCTAACTGCATTAAAGCTAAATTAAATACATTAAGCCTGTTTACTAGCATATTTACATTATACCCTTAAAGTCTATAGTGGACTATAGGGTTACAAGTGATAAAAAAACCCTCGGGGTTTATGCCGAGGGTTTAAGGTTTATGATGAAAGAATTACTTAATTATACATTAAGAAGCGTCAGAAATACCGCTAGAAGTTCTAATTTCAACCATTTTAACTTCTTCAATACGGACTGCACCGATACCACCAGAAATATAAATAGTCGGAACCATTCTTCTTTCAGGATTTGGACGAATATCAACTTCTAAATTGTTACCAATGTAAGCACCTAGACCACTTGTAGGGAACATTAAACATGATCTATAGTGGTTACTTGCACTCGCTGGGTCAGTCTCTGTTAAAAGAACTGATCTGTAGAAATCAATACCTAACCATGTACCAATATAAGGCATGTAAATCATCTGTTTATCGAAAGGTCTTTGATCACTAAAGTCTCTATTCTTAAATTCAGCAATACCCATTAACTCAGTTTCTTCCGCTGGACCGATAATGCAGTTAAGTCTATCGCCTGCCTCTAAACCGAAAGAAGCTAAAGTTAATTCTCTTGCTTTTAAGATTTTAGCTAAAGTAAAACCAGATTGAGCTCTGTTAGTCCAAGTACCAGTACCATTGCCTGCACCTACTGGGTTACCATCAATGTAATTAACATCAATAGTTCTAGTAGCTGTAGGGAATGCTGTATTAGTACCTCTAGTTTTACCATCTACAGCAATACCTAAAGCGGCTGCGATACAAACCTCATCAATCTTACGCTTCCAAGCTGCAACACCTAATTTGACATAAGAACTTGTCGGGTCAGTAAGCATTCTAGAAACATCAAGTTTTTTATCAACATAAAGAGCTACATCATATTGCGTAAAATCAACTGAACGCATTGTGTGAGCTACAGTGCTGTAAGAGGTTGTTTGATTTGGGGTAGTGTTTGCGGACATCGAAATCGAGCCGATACGTGGGAAAAATTTAAACTCTGAATTAATATCACCTTTTTTAACAATGCCCTCAAATACTGAGTCCATTTGTTGAGACAAAATGTGTAAATTTGCCTCGTATGTATTAATCCAGTTTTGATCAACTGAATAAACCATTATTTACCTCTATTAAATTTGTGTTACTCAAAAGAGCAACGTATAACTAATTTCTTCTAACAAGAACTACCCGTAACACGGATTCTTAAACAATGAACTACCCGTTAAACGGATTCATTGAGAATTAATTATATATTACACTGTTTTCAATTCAAATGCAAACGGTAAAACATCTGATAAGTTTTTCTGATGTTGTTTTTTATAATTTTATTCTTTCTTTTTGTTCATATATATGTATTTTATACGCCCTATCCCTACAATCCCACGGTGGCAGTATTTCAACATTTTTCAAGGTGTCAAGGGAAGTAAATAACAGCATATTTGATTTAAAGCGATTAAGCACCATATTAACCATATTAATTCCCTCGTACTCAAATTTATACATTCTACCTATTTTAAGCTGATCTATACTCGTAACTAATACAGGTTTATTAGCTTTTATTTTTGACAGATACGACCTTCTATACTTTTTCAACATTTCTTTAGTTTCTTATATACTTCCCGATCTCTTTAGGGTTTGATTTGTTTATTGCTTCTTGCAATTCCCTTCTTACACTTTCAGGCATATTGCGACCAGCATTATTGTACCAATCATTAAAATTATTTCTATCGCTTAATATTCTACCCGCTACCTGCTCAGGTGTTTCCTTCGCTGATAAATTGGCTTGAATTTGCCCAATATCTTTAGGCGTATTCGTTAAAGCTACATCCTTCACAAACTTAAACAAATTATTATCAGTATCAATTAAGCTCTTAAGCTTTTCGTAATCTTCTACGTTTTTAGTATTTTGCTTTAAAAATAAATCAACTTTTGTTTCAGTCGTTGATAAATCTTCCCATTTGCTACGCTCTGCCTTAACTGCTTCTAATTGTGCCGCTTTAGAAGATTCTAAAGTTTCCATCGCTTCCCTAGACATCTTAGCGATAGAACCGATAACCTTATTTGCTTGAGTCTTAGTTAAGCCTGCCTCGTGAGCTGCCTTCTTAATTTCTTTTAAAACATTATCGTCAAACTTATAATCAGGTGTTTCAATCTCATAGCCATCTGCATTTTCAGGTCTGCCTAAACGGTTAAATAGTTTATCCCATTCTTCGGGAGCTGATTTTTCATTAGGTAAATTCACTTTAGAGCCTACTGCTTTTTGTGCATGAACATAACTTGTAACTAAACCTTGAACATCCTTTATTGGCTCTAAGTTTTTTTGGAATGTTTCCCTTTCGGTAGGGTCTTGAATATTCCCTAAATATTGAGTTTTAAACTCGCTAAAATTAAATGCTGGTGCTTCTTCGTTCATATTAATATTCTCCTAAATTTGCTAAAAAATCTTTTTCTGTTAATTCCTTGTTCGCCAAAAGCCTTAACACTACTGCTCTTTTCCCCTCAATAAAAGGGGTAAATTTTTCATCCCAACAAGGTTTATTAAATTCAGCGTAAAGCATTAAATCTGAAATAATTAAATCCCACGTTTCGGCTGGAATACTTTCATAAGCCTGCTTAACCCTTTTTTTATAATCATCTTTGCTTTTAAATAGTGTAGCCACATAACGGCTTATTGTCTTTATCATATTACCCCTTGCTGTAAAGCTACTGCTTGGCTTAAATCTTTTGCTGCTCCTGCTGCACCTTGCATATTCGCTACTTGAGCCGATTCTTCTCTCTTCGCTTTTGCTTCTTCTAATTCTGCTGGTGATTTTAACACGCTTAAATCCGCACCAATCTTTTTAAATACATATTGTGTAAACTTCTCTTCTTTAATTGCTTCTAATACAGATGGGTCTATAGACTTAGTATTCGCTAAAGTTATCAATGCTCTTTCAAGTAAAGTAATTGATTGAGCGTTTGAAGCTTCATATAAAGCACTTGTGAAATCAACTTTTAACTCCATATCATCAGGAAAATCTAACATCTTCCACTCTTTAAGCTGATTAAAAACAAATAAAAACGCAGGAGCTAAAAACTCATCTTGAATGCGTAATATATAATTTGTTAATTTCCTTACTCTTGAATTTTCACGCATGCTTGTTTCAGTTGCGGACATTTCAGCATTTTTAAAATCAACTAACAAATCAGAAAAGAAGCTTTGTGCAATCCCATTGCGTCTGCGATCTTCCATCTCTAAGCTAACTGGTAAATTCGCCACCGTAACTAAAGGCTCAGGCTTAATAATTCCCGTCGCTAAAGAAGCCTCTTGCATTGATAAATAAGTCATCGCTTTAGGGCTTAAATCTAAAGCCTTTCCAGTATCGACCAATAAATCATAAGGTACTGCCATTGGCGGAGTAACCATCGCCTCGGCTGCACCTAGGTTAGATTCGATCATGCTGTTTAAAACTTTAATATCGGGCAAAGCTTTATGCCCTGGACCACGCCCATAAGAAGAACCTGCTTTACGCTTCCAAGATGGAGCGACTATAGGGAATTGAGAATAACCATCTTCCCATATCTTAATCTTTGTATCATAAATAAAATAACAAGACACATAAGGCTTAGTAGTAGTTATCTTGCACCCTAAAGCTTTGGCATATTCGGTTTTCATTATTGAATGTAAAATATCTACATTTCCA